GAAAAAAACACTTATTCCGTTAATGAGACTTATTGAATCACAATTTAATACTTCGATGTTAAATCCCTTGGGCTTCCGAGGTGAATTTGATGTAAAAGTTATTGATGTTCTAAATGAAGATATAACAGTTAAGGCGGATGGCGCTTTGAAATATTGGCAAATGGGAATACCTTTTAATGTTATTAATCAGGTTATGGATTTAGGGTTTCCAGAAATAGAGACAGGTAATACACCATCATTTGAATTAAGAACGCCAACAGTACCAAAACTAGAACCTACAAAAAATATCGATCCAGATATAATAAAGGCTTTGGAAATTACAGGTTCAATGCCTAAACCGATAGCGACACAAGAAGAAATTCTTAAAGGGATGAGAGACGCAAAATGGAAATCTTTAATGAAGCCTGTTTTACCCTTGATGGCTAAGATGTCAAAGAATGTTAAAAACTATTATCATGATGTTGAACAGAAATTATATAAACAGGTTAATAAACATTTTACTAATGTAGAAACAAAGGCAGTCGGGAAAGATATTGATTTATCATGGGTGGATGAGTCTTTCAATGAAGATAAACTTAAAAAAGCAATTGAACCTATTATAGAAGAATCAGTAATGTTAGGTATCGGAACAAACATGATACCAGATGAAAATATTCTTGCTATGATTGCGTCCAGGGGTTCGAAAATTATCAGCATAAACGATAATGCAATCGAGAGTGTAAAACGTGGACTTGTTAAAATATTAGATGAGGCAATTAAAGAGGGGTGGACGGAAGACGAAAGGGCAAGTGCAATAAATGGTATTATTAAAGATCAAATGAAAAATAATAAAACCAACGCAAGAACAATTGCAAGAACCGAAACACATAGTGCATTTGAAGAGGGTAGGTATGAAGGGATTAAGGCAACTAACCCTACAAGTAAAATGTGGTTATCTTCCAGAGATGGAGAGGTAAGACCTGAACATCAAATTGATGGTGAGACAGTAAAGTTTGAAGATGAATTCAGTAATGGATTAATACATCCACTTGATCCAGACGGTGAGGCAGGTAATGTAATAAACTGCCGCTGCACATGGATACCTGTATATGATGACGAATAGGAGGCGACATAATGGCTAAAGAATTATTTGGACAATTAAAAAAGGCAAACGATAAATATACAATTATTGCAAGTACGGCGACACCGGACAGGGATGATGAAATAATATTATCTTCCGCTTTTAAGAATTTGAAAACGTTTCTTGCAACTAACCCTGTAATATTGTGGGCGCACGATTATAGTAAAGCGCCTATTGGAAAAGCAGTTGGTGGAAAAATAACTGATAATGAGCTTGTACTTAATATAGAATTTGCAGAGACGGACTTTGGAAAGGAAGTTAAGTATTTATACGACAACGGATTTATGTCGTCCTTCTCAGTTGGATTTATTCCTAAAAATTGGGATAGAGACCCGGATGGAAGGTTGGTATTTACAGAGGTGGAACTTTTAGAAACAAGTGCGGTGCCTGTCCCGGCAAATGCACAGGCTAATATATTACGTAGTGCAAAAAGTGCAGGGGTTGACTTGAAAGAAATAAAAAAGGTATTCTCAATTGAAAGTAGCAATCAGACTGTTGAGCCGAAAGGTGTGATACAGGAGAAAGCGAAGAGGACAATAACCCAGAAATTGAAGAATAATTTACGGAGGTAAATATGGACATAATTAAAATGTTGAAAGAAAAACTTATCATGTTGGAAACAATAATTGATAAGACAGAAGATGAAAAAGAATTGAAATCTTTTATAGCTCAGAGAGATGAACTTAATATAGAGATCGGAAAAGAGACTGCACTTGCAGAAGTTGCAGAAAAAGCAGCAGAAAAAGCAGCAGCAGAAAAAGCAGTTGCCGATACTAAGGCTCTGAACGATGTGGCAAGTAAATCTGTATTAGGAACACAGCCTAAAATAGTTGTTGGTGATCCCGATAATTACAAAGGTTACAATCTTAAAAAGGTTGTTGGGGATATTGACATGCTGGATGTTAATGCAACTGTTAAAAGCAGATTCAAAGAAAGACCGGAGCAGTCTTTTAAATTGCTGAAACACTTTACTGATTTATATCAGGGTGCAATGGCAAGCCCTGTTCAAGGTAAAGCTGCGATGCAGGAAGGTACAAACTCAGAGGGTGGATATTTGACACCAACTGAACAACGAGCAGAACTTTTTGCTTATGTTCGTGAACTTTCTGTAACAATGCCAGATGTAACTCACATACCAATGACATCGGATGTAATGACAATACCAGCAGAACTTGCAAACGTAGGAGTAGCGTGGACAGCAGAGGAAGCAGATGCAACAGCTTCTAATGCAACCTTCGGTCAAGTAACGTTGACAGCGAAAAGGCTGGACGCTTTCTCAACAAGTTCAAACGAACTTCTTGAAGATACAAATGTACCTGGTGGAATAACTGCAGTTCTATTGTCACAGTTTACCGAAGCAGTGGCGAAGGAGCTTGATAATCAGGTTCTTACCGGAACAGGTTCTCCAGTGAGTGGAGTCTTTACAGCAGCCGCCGGATATAGCGAAGTATTTGGAACAGGTTCGACAGCATTTAGTGAACTGCTTGAAAGTAATGTAAGAAATATTATCGGGAAAATTCCTCCAGAAAGACTGGACGGGGCTAAATGGTATATGCACAATTCAGTGCTTTGGTCTTATTTTTATGGGCTTAAAGATGGTGACAAGAGACCTCTTTTTGTTCCTTCCATGAGTCAGGGAGTACCAGGTACATTGTTTGGCTATCCGGTTAAACAGTCAAGCCAGGCAACTTCTACCAGTGGGGCTGGTGCAACCATGGCAGCATTTGGAAATCTGAAAGGGTTTGTTGTAGGGGATAGATTAACAAATATTAAGTTATTTGCTGATCCTTACACTCTTGGTAAATCTTACCAGACAAACTTTTATTTTTTCACAAGGTGGGCTTTTGCTCATGCACTACCGGGCTATTACGGTCGAATAGTAACGCACACATAGAATTAAATGGGAGGGCTTAGGCTCTCCCATATATTAAGGGGGATAGAATGTCTATTAGTAGACCTAAACCGAATTCAATAGAATTATTAAATTATAAAGATAGTTCTTTTATTGATTTTATCCCTCTTAGAAATAGCCAGTTGATAAATAATAATGGCGATATTTTAGAAACCGATTCTACAAGTAGATGTCTTACAACTATAGATATACATGCATCGTTGCTGCATACTGGTAAAGCATTTTATATGAAAAGTTTTATAGAACTTGATGATACGGATACCTACTATATTAAATTAGTTACTCCAGTAGACAAGGAATTGCACTTTGGTTTTATAATTAAAAGTACAGGAATATTGACATCATATTTTGATGAAGAAGCAACCGGCGGAATGGCAGGCGGGTCGGCAGTTACTCCACTAAATAGAAATAGGAACAGTTTGATAACAAGTGGAGCAGTTTTAACAGCTGGGGTTACAACAGCAACATCTTATAATAAAAGATTAGATTCAGACAAATGGGGTTCGGATGGGTTTAGAACAACTATAGGTGGATCCGGTGGAATGGTCTCCGAATGGGTACTCAAGAAAAATACAACATATATAAGATCATTTATATCGGGTGCGAATAATAACGTGATACAGTTTGAGGCGAGCTGGCTAGAAGTCGAAAACAAAACATAGGAGGAATAGTATGATAAATAAAGGGGTAAGGATTTGCCCGAACTGCAAAACAGTTTACAGAGACAAAAATGTTACAATATGTAAAAAATGCGGGCATGCTACAATCGAAAGAATAATAACAAAGGAAGTTCGGAGTGATTCTACACTGGGTAAATAATTACGATCAAATCGGTAATGCCTTAGGATATTCTACACATCAAAAATCATTAAAAAAAGCTTTGGAAACTCAGGGCGTTATCATGTCAGAGAATTCAGATGTTGCAATCTCAATTGTGACACCGGATAGATTTAAACCAATACCAAACAAATATAATATACTCTATACAATGTACGAATGCACGACACTGCCGGATAAATGGATCGAGCCATTGCAGGGTGCAGACTTGATAATAGTACCCTGTGAACATAACAAAAGATTATTTAGAAAGTATACTGATAAACCGATTGAAGTCTGTTGGGAAGGTGTGGATGTAGAAAGGTTTAAATATGTTGAAAGGAAATTTCCTACAAAAGAACCATTCGTGTATTTATGGGTTGGTGCAAGTAATCCACGTAAAGGGTATGAACATGTAATAATAGCATGGAGATTATTCACAGAGAAACATCCTAACTGGAACACCGCTTTATATATGAAAACTACACAAATGACTAGAGACGAAAGGTTATTAGAAGTTGGTGGTAATGCAATTGTTGACACTCGTTTTCTTCCTCTTGAAAAGGAGCCGGAGGACAAATTACCCACTCTCACAGATATATACAATATGGCAAATGCTTTTTTATTGCCTAGTATGGGGGAGGGGTTCGGGTTAACACTCGCAGAGGCGATGTCAACAGGATTACCATGTGTATATACTCCATGGTCGGGGGTAGTTGATTTTTGCAGCAGCAAAGAAGGCTATCCAGTTAAATGGCATTTTATACCGATCACAACAAAAGAAATAACGCCGGAAGGAGGGGCAGGAAGGGAAGCTCATAAATCAAGAGCAGCAAGTGCATATCCTGAATCAATTGTTGAACAGATGGAACGGATATACATGGAGTACGATTTTGCATTACAGAAAGGGAAGAAAGCAGCGGAAAGGATACGGAAATATATTACTTGGGAGAAGTCAGCAAAGAGTTTTATTGATATAGTGGAGAAGTACACAAAGGAGAAAATATAAATGGACGCAAAGGTCTCAATCACGACCGCATGTAATTTTAGGTGCAAGACATGCCCGGTATGGGAATATAAAGGTCAGCACATGGATGTTGATAAGTTCAAGTTGATGTGGATGAAACTAATGTTGTCAGATAAAATCAGCCGGGTACTTTTAAATAATACTGGTGATATGTATGTACATCCAGACCATAAAGAAATATTTGATTATATTGAAACCCATAAATACAAACCTGTAATCATGACAACAAATGCGGGTATGATGGATTATATCCCTAAGATTGATTTGATTATTATATCATTTAATGGCGGTACTAAAGAAAGTTATGAATATACAACAGGTGCAGATTTTGATAAGACAGTTAAAAGAATAAAATCTTTCTATCCTGAATTATCTCATAGGAATTGTGAAATAGACTGTTTGATGTGGGATGGCAACGAAGGGACGGAAGATGATCTAAAAGAACTGTGGAAAGACTTCCCCGGGCGTGTTCGCTTATCGTATAAATATGATAACCAGATGAAAGAAGATCATACTATTAAAAAATACGTCAAAACAAAACGGGTGTATTGTGATTACCTGAATATGTTTTCTATAATGCCGGATGGAAAAGTTATTTCTTGCGCTCATGATTTTGAAGCAAAAACTGATTTTGGAAATATATTCACAGAGGAAATAGATGATCTTGTGAATAATAAAAACAGGAAGGAAAAACAGCATGAACATTTTGAGGGAATATATCTTGATATATGTAAGAAATGTAATTATAATACAAGTATTGAAGGGAAAATTGTTTATATTAAATAGCGGGGGTAACTATGGCTATTGATACAGTAAATGCATTGACGACACTTGTCGATGTAAAGGCATGGGTCGGGGTGAACACAACTGATTACGATACTATATTGGAAAATTATATAGATTCAGTATCATGGCAGTTTAACAAATTCACAGACAGACTTTTAAAAGCAAGAGATATTACAGATCAATATGACGGAGACGGGTCAACAGTTATGTTACTTCCTGAATATCCTATCAATGAAATAATATCTATTTTTATAGATAATAATCGGGCATTTGGAGCAGAGACAGCCGTCACTGATTACGTGTTTTATTCAGATGGAACAATCAAGCTTGATACAAATACATTTACAACAACAGCAAAGGGGAATAAGATAATCTATAATGCAGGTTATGAAACATTACCTTTTGATTTAGTTATGGCATGTAAAGATCAAATTAAATGGTTATACCGGAGACACCGAAACAATCAGGAAGGGATTGCTTCGATTACAAGTATGAACGGTGAAACTACAATGACAGAACAGGGGGAAATTCTCAAGACCTCTTTAGAAATATTGAAACGATATATCAAGAGAGACCATATGTAATGGCAACAATGACGATGGAACAATATCAAAAAAAAATAACTAAGTGGTCAAAAGGGATGGACAAAACTGTTAAGAAAGCTTTAGGGAAAGCAGCAAATGAAGTAAGATCGGAGGCAGTTAAAAACCATTTGTCGGGTCCTAAAATGCCAAAAGGAAAAGGGAGTTTAACAGATGCAACTTTACAACCTCATACAGGGGATTTACGATCAAGTATAAATACAAAGGTAAGTGTACGTGCAGGGAAGATGAAGGCTACAGTAGGAACTGCTATTAATTACGCAAAAAAACATGAGAAAGGGATCGGTGTTCCTAAACGTCCGTTCTTGAAACCATCTCTTGAAGAGAAAAGAAAAGAAATTGATGATATAATCTTAGATGGAATGATGGAGGCTTATAAAAAATCATGAGTACTCAGAAATCAATATTAGATGCATTGGAAACAGCACTTGAGAATGTTAGTGGAGTTAATAAAGTTACACAAGATTTTGATGTATGGAATATGTCAGACCCACAAGACTATTCCACTTTATTTATTAACGGGAAGAAACCGGAAGTTGAGAGGTTAGCTTATTTACATCCAACTTCGGATGATATGTTAGCAACAATGGAAATAATTATTGAGGGTAATATATATTCACAGGTTGGGAGTGAAACAGCGGTAATACTTGACACCTTGATGGTTAATGTGGAAAAGGCTATAATAAATAATAGTGCATTGAATAATTTAGTTGTTGATATTTATCTGGGGTCAGATGAATTTGTATCCAGTGTAAATGATAGCTACGGTTTATTTTCTGCGACGTATGTGGTAGAATATTATTATAATCATTTAAGCCCTTAGGGCAGGAGTAATGAAATGGCAGTAAACAAAGGAAAAGACGGGGGTTTTTATGTTGGTTCAACTCTTGTCACATTTATGGATTCATGGAGTTTGAATAGAGGGATCGGAGTTGAGGAAGTTACCGGGTTCGGGGATGATTGGGAAGCAAAAGTGGCAACTGTAAAAAATTGGAATGGTAGTTTTTCAGGAACACTTGACAGAGCAGATGTTCAACAGGCTGCACTATTA